CGTAGTGGTCCCCCTTAGGTGACAAACACCGCTCTTTGAGAGAATATCTCTCAAACACTCCGTAAGGAAGTTCAAGATACCATGGCGGGTAAGCTGCGTTACTTCTCCCAGAAGGTTCCCCTTCGGGACCCTATTGGGACCAGTAACCAGTATGCCCACACTGGTATACGCGACGCTCTGATATACTCACAAGGTAATGCGTGGCCCCCTAGGGGACGACGCAATTCAGGCGGGCCTTTTCTCGTGCAGCATCGTCTCTTGACGTCGCAGCCCTCTGATTGGCTCTCCCTGACGCTGGGTTCTGGGCAAACTACCAAATGGCGATTCATTCCATCTGGTGGCCCCCATGGCTCAGCGATCACCTACGGCGCGATTCCAAACTTCGACACCGAAAATGCGGCCCTGTTCTCACAGGGGGCAACTGGATACCGCAGAGCGCGACCGGGAAATCCCGTCGCCAATGCGGGTCAGTGGCTTGTCGAACTTCGCGACCTACCCCGACTACCAATTCTCCTGTATAACAGGTTGAACTGGTATCGAAATTTAGGTAGTGAGTACCTAAACGTCGAGTTTGGGTGGAAACCGTTTGTCCGCGATCTCATCAAGATGTATGAGACCTACCGTCAAATCGACCGTCTGCTTGCGCAGATTGTCGCTCAAAACGGGAAGGGACAACGACGGCGTAGGACTATCAGCGACACCACTACAACCACAACTGTAACAACCAGTTACCCCGCAGGGGCCTCTGGTTTCGCAGCCTTCTGGCCGTCTCCAACCACTTATGGTGGTTTTAGCGCGACCTCTACCAGGTTTGTCACAACGACAATCAAGGAGAAGGTGTGGTTTGCAGCGAAATTCCGGTACTGGATTCCAGACACCGGCTCTTCGCAGTGGCGGCGTAGCGCTACCCTAGCTTTGTTCGGCCTCAATCCGACGCCGTCATTGCTTTGGGAAGTGCTCCCTTGGACCTGGTTGATCGGCTATTTTTCCAACTTCGGCGACGTTGTTTCAAATATGTCGTCGAATGCCGTTTCCAACCTCACCGCGGACTACGCTTATGTGATGCGTGAGAAGATCACCACCATAGAGCGTGTCTCCACTGGAAAGATTCTACCCACTAGTGGGTATTATCAGTACAGTGGGGGAGACTTTGTCGCGCAGAGCGCTGATACTACGATCCAGCGCGGCAGAGCACGTGGATCGCCTTACGGATTTGGATCGACATGGGGAAGCCTATCAGGCTACCAGCAATCGATTCTAGCTGCGCTCGGAATAAGCCGGGCTCGGTTCTGAACCCAACGACTCCAAGAGACACTGCCAGATGCTCGCTGACCCACAATCGATCACCGTCAACGCAGTGGCACAGCCACTCCCGGCGACCAGCCGGGGTGTGGATGTGTCCACGTACATGAAGGACGACGGCAGCTACAAGCTGACCATCGGCCATCAGTATCGGGCGGAGCGGAATCGCTTCACCGTGCGTATCGACGCGGTCAAGACCGCGGCCGATCCCCTCGCGAGCGCGAATAATAAGATCTATTCGCACTCTGTGTACCTGGTGATGGACAAGCCCG